CTTCTACTCGGCTGGGCTAACCTATCCGAGGCGCTACCTCGGCTTTTTTCATCAACACGACTGGGGACTGTTAACTAGGAACTACCGTCTAGACAGTAGCCAATCCCCATGCGTCTTGATGTGCATCTATGCTATCACAATGTAAGCGTTGCAGACAACAATTATTTGTGGCATAGTTCAGCACATGGGGCCATCACTCAGCCCTTCAGACGGCAGGCAGCATACCAACTGAGATAAACGTACCGAATCCATTGGTACTTCTAGTAGAGCAATCGAACGGGGACACACAGGTGGAGCCAACAACTGACAACTGTTGGTCAGGTTAGATAAACAAGGTGCTGCATCTCTAACGAGATATATCCACTTTTTTTAGTGAGTGCCATAGTTCGTCCACCAACAGCGTCTTGTTCACCAGGACAATAACCCAAGCTTCTGCCAAGCTTCAGCATTAACAGCCTACACCGCTAATTCTGAGAAAAAAATTGAGTGGTGTACCCCTACGGTAAGGTGAGGGGTAGGGGGGGGCAAAGGGTCGATCTTGAGCTGGAAGTATTACAGACACAGGTAAGCATATATACCCCATGCCAAAGGGCAAATTGTAGTAATACTCTCTTTATACAATGTCCATTATGTTAAGTCAGATCTAGATGCTACTGCTTAAGTTAGCATTTTAGACAGTATGCGCTCAATGTCTGCAATGCTGGCATTGGTTCCAGCTTCTTGCTGTGCAATGGTGAACAGCTCTGTTCCTACAGCTTTGCGAATTGCCTCTAATTGATTTTCTCTATCATTTTCAACTAGTTGATCACCAGGATCTATCGATTCCAGTTTGCTAATCGGTTTATTGGTTACTGTTCGTTGCTTCTTGCTCATGTTCTCTCCTTTTGCTCCGCTTGTAAGCTGTTGATTTTGTTCAAGATATGGCGCAGATTCTCCAGCAATTGCGATTATGTCCTCAAGCTTTAAGCTGTTGTAGATGATTTGCCTTGTATGCGCTCGCTCTCCAGCGAATCCATGATAAAGAACTCGCATATATCCCTTGGCAATGAGGGATCTAGTCAGTACTGCTGTTCTGTTTAAGCTTATTTTGAAATGGTTGGCAATCCGCTGCAAACCTACCCAAGTCAATCCTCCTCTGTTGCTGTAAGCACAGAACATCATGAGAACTCTAAGTTCCATATTGGTGAGGGATCGGTCTGTAATTGCTCTAATTGGAACCACAGAGAACTGTCGCTGGTCTGGTTGCTGTTCCTTTTTGTAGATCCTAGGCTTCCTAGGGAGCTTTATCGTTTCCATGCCTTACATTATGCACAGACATAAAAAAACCCCCAAATGGGGGCTTCTAAGCTGGTTTGCTGGCTTCTAATATCTGATTGCTCCCTTGTTTGCCAGTCTCTGTGCTGTCTTGATTCTGTTCACAGATGCGCTAATGGTGCTTTGAGAGCATTCTAAGAATCTAGAAGCTTCTGTCTGTGTCATGCCTTGAACCAATACCGCATAAGCTCCTCTACTGGCTTTGCTGTCTTTTCTCATGCCAACCAGCTCATGCAACGCAAAGAATTGGTCTACTGTCATGGTTGATCCTCCAAAATTGATTGCATGAATCGGATCTCCTCCCTTGCATACTGTCTCAAGATTGCAAGAATCTCCTCCTCCTTTTGACCACTGAAAAATAGACCAGCAAAGCCCCCATCTTCTTGTCCCAATGCATCTTGTATGCTCTTGCAAGCTTGATCTAGGGCATTCTCTGCAAGCTGGTCTATTCCCTCCTTGGTGTATTTATGCCATGGCTTCATAGTGAGATCTCCTCAAGACCTAGATCCTCTTGAATGGTTGCCATTGCTGTGCATACATCATCCCATGCTTGATCATTCTCTTTGCTACCCTCTGGAATGACAAATTGTCTGTAACCCTCAAGCGCCAACCAGACAATCTTTATTGAATCTTGAATATCTATCATGCTTGTGTCTCCTTGTTGACAAAATCTAGGGCTTCTTGCAATGTGTCAAACTCTGTGATTGCTTCCAATTCATCCTCGTTGATGTACTTTGCAACAGCAAATTGCAGACCGCCAACTTCCCTTCTTGCTGGATCGGCATAGTCGCAAAAGATGCGATATCTCATGTCCTCAAATTCTGCTTCAAAGCTTGGGCAGATGTCGTTGTGCCATGATGAATCGATCCAATCACTAGGCAATGTCAATTCATGATCGAAGTCTGGAAATTCTGTCTTGTAATTCATGGTTGTCTCCTTAGTGTGCTTTGTAGGATATGGTTTTTGTTGTCCAGCATTCACGACAATCTAGGCATCTGCCTTGCTGGTTCGGTGCATTGCATTCTGTTCCCATGGGCTTTGTTGTGTGAACATTAGATATCGCAATATTGGCAATGCCTTGCAAGCTTGCTGGAACAGTTACAGCCTTGTCTACATACATTGCAGACAGTCTCACAATCAAGTTCTTAGGCAATGATCCATGCTTTGCAATGTATTGCTTGATCATTGAATATTCCCTTGTTGGTAACCAATGCTGGCAATGTGGGGTCTGCTTTGCAACCTCTGCAATCTTTTCAAGATGCCAAAGCCCTTGCAGATCTCCAGCGTCATGCCATCTGAAATAGGGATCCGATCCAATGCTTGCAACCATTGAATCAACCCAAAATTCATCATTCAGACTGTCCAATCTTGCGTGTTGAGCTGGTTCGATATTGTTTGCATATTGCAGATAATTGCCCTTGTTTGCGTAACACATAGAACAGATGGAACCCTCGAGCCTTGCCATCTTGAATCCAGTCTTGCAAGCTACTGTAGGCAAACTGTATGACTTGCAAGGCATCTTGCTGGTCTGTGTCAAGCCAGCATTAATTGCATGAGCTTCTTTTTTTAGCATGATGGTTTTCATAATCAACCCCATGTCCAAACAATTGCAAACAAAGCAATCTCTGCCAACAAGCAAACCAAAATTACAAAAATATCTTCTCTATCCATCTTGAATTCTCCTTAGTAGGTAGGTTTTTCAGATTTATCGAAGCAGAATTGCTATCGATGCACAGAATTTATTGCTTCTCTGTGCGATATGAAATAGGTGTTTACCCTAGATCATGCAATTATTTATTGACACAAGCGCAAAATGTATAGATCAAGCCATTGCCGATATTCAATGTGTTATTTTGTTTGCAATGCAATCTCTGCCAGTACTACAAGCCATTTTCATGGCATTGCATACAGTAAGCAATGCCGCCTACAGTCTGGCCAAAACTTAAATTGAGTCCTGGCGAAACACCACTGGTATGGGGCGCTTGGAAAATTTTTACTCAGAATCGCTGGAATTTTTCCCAGAATTTGCCTTGTGCGCCAGCATGATTTTCACCAGATCTTGCTTGATACCCCTGTATATGCCAAATGGCTCAGAATCAAGCTGCCTTGCTTTACCCCATGCGTATTCTTTCCAACCTGGTGTGTTTGCCAGCATCACCAAGTTATTCAACGCATCGGCATACACTTGCTTAATCATTCTCTTGCAACCACGCCAGCCAATACGCAATCGCAATCAATCCACCAATCGCAATGGCAGCGCCAATGAATAAGCACAGTATGGTTGCAATCATTTCTTTGCTCCTGATAAAGCTTTGGAATAGATAAATACTTGGTTCTTGGCGTTGATGCCTTGCTTGTCCTGCTTGCGCTTGGCATACTCCTCGCCTTGCTTGAAGCGTTTCATCTTCTCATCACGCAACCAAATGCTTGCGCCTTTGTAATCAAATGCGTTTGTCAAGTGTTCTTCTCCTTCAACTTGGCTTCAATGGCTTTGGCAAAGTCTTGCATTGCTTTTTTTCTCCAGCCACCTGACCACAAGCCAACGCATACCAAATCAATTTCCTCATCCGTCAACCCATGCCATGTACGCTGTGGTGGGTGTGTGTAAAGTGGCGAACTTTTAAACATATCATGGGAAGTTTCTCCATAAGTTAGCCAACCCTTATTGTTTACCCATACCCACGCCACAGGCTCTTGCTCATGTCGCTGTTTTTGCATTTCATCGACATATTCCTTTGATGTGTCGTTGGTAGCGACATTTGCCAAGGCTCTTTCAACAACTGCAATGGCTTCTGCTGTTCCGCATGGTTCGCCACCGTGACACCACTTCAACGCATCAAGCACCAGCTTCAATTCTTCTTGTGTCATTTCTTCATCCCCCTGATATAAATTGCAAAACTGCTGATGGTGTCCTGACCAAAGCCAGTTAGCTTCTCAATGTGCTGTGCCACTTCTTCGATAACTAGGTTGCGTACCACAAGGGGGTAGTACGCTTCGAATGCGGCTTTCACCGTTTTTTGCCTGGCTGAACTCTCTTGTTCCCATTCGTTAAATTCCATCTGGCTTCCTTTTGCTTGATGGCTTGAACTTGCCAGCTTTGCGAAAGATTGTTCTCAAACTGTTGTAGTTGACACCGAATCGGTTGGCAATATCCAGCTTGCTGAACCCTTGGTCGAACAAACTGAATGCTCTGCGCTCGTCAATCTGAATCGGTTTACGCCCCGATCCTTTTCTAGCTCCCCCATGCATTTAAGACTCTCCATGCTGTTGCTGCACACAATGGGACTTGCCCATTGCCAATGGCTTTAAGTCTGTCCACCCTACAGGCCACCCCATGAGCCACTCGACCCACATTGGGTTCAATTGACCACCATTGCTTACTTCCAATTGCCGATATACCGCCACTGCTGTCGATACTTGCCCCACATTCCTGAATAAATTCATTCCTGGGCTGTCCTTCCAATCCCTCGCATTGGGCGTAGGCCATTTCTCTTGTATCTCTGGGTTCGCCAAGCTGAAATTCACTCCTCCCTTGGCTTTCCAAGATGCGCTCGTTGGCTTGCTCCTGTGATCTGTGGCTTGCGGAGTTGGTAGCTTTTCCATCTTCTTGCGTAAGGCTCGTCTGCTGTTGCTCCCACCGTCTAATCCTGTCGTGTTGGGCGTGTGGAAGCTGTCCACGCCATTTGGCGACAATCCAGATTCTGTCCCTCTGATGGTTTGCTCCAACATCCGCTGCTCCCAGCACTCCCCATCTCGCATCAAACCCCATTGAGGCCAAGTCTCCAAGAACTCGTCCAAGTCCCCTAGAAGTGAGCATTGGTGAGTTTTCCACGAACACGAATCTGGGTCGTACTTCACGAATGATCCTCGCCATTTCTCCCCACATTCCTGACCGCTCTCCATC